AGCAGCGGATCAGTTCGCTAGACAAGTACTTACTTTAGAAAATGGTGAGTATATAAACTATGGTATACTTGACGTTAGTACATGGGCTAAAAGAGGTGATGTTGGTCCTAGCATTGCAGAGACTATGATACAAAATGGTTGTAGATGGAGACCATCAGATAGATCACCTAAGAGTAGAATTAATGGTAAGTTAGAAATTCATAAAAGATTAACTGTAGTTGATAAACAACCAGGTATAAGAATTTTTAAAAATTGTAAGAATTTAATTAGAACTTTAGGAATGTTACCAACAGACGATAAGAATCCTGAAGATGTAGATACAAATGCAGAAGATCATGCATACGATGCATTAAGATATGGATGTATGAGTAGACCTACACATCCTAAATATGCAGCAAGATTTAGAAGACCCTCTGAAGATTTTATTCCACAAGATACAAAGTTTGGATATTAATGATAATAAAAAGAAAAATACCAGAGGTAAATAAAAAAATTTTTCCCTATCCCTTAGTTCGGATTTATTGGGAGGACATTATTGGAGAAACTACTTGGTCTGATATAGTAGATATAAAAAAATCTAAAACAGCAATATGTTGCAGCGTTGGATGGTTGGTAAATCAAAACGCAATAACAACTGTTGTTATGGCAGATTTTAGTTTTGAAGATAATAACGACATAAAGCAAGGTGGTAACTATACAACCATACCAACTAAAAATGTTTTAACAATAAAAAAGATTAAAATATAGGAGACAATATGGAAAGTAAATTTGATCCAAAAGCTAAAGTTAAACAAGGTCAGCTTAGTGACGGTCCTGAAGGCAAACAGCCTAATAGGGAACACACTAATATTGATTTTTCTCAACACACACACAGAAAGCAAGAACCATTTGCATACGATGTAGATGTACCTAGCAAACCTGGTGCTGAGCATGTACAACAGTCTTTGTTTAAAATGGCTGATGAAAAAGATTATTAATAATAACTAGGAGAAAATAACATGATGAAAAGATATATGCATGGAGAACTTGCACCTGATACACCAAAAGCTCCAAAAGAGCCTATGGCAATAGACCCTAATTCAAAAGTGAATCAAGGAGCTACATCTGGTGATGGTAATGATAAGAAAGGTAAATCAAAATCAAAAGTAGATCCAGCAATTTTTAGAATGGCTGAAGAAAGAGATTACTAGTCTAAATGGAAGAAGATAAAAATAAAACTGACTCAATCAGTGAATCATCTCCTATTGTAGGTCATGTAAGACAAAAATTTTATCAAGCTGAAAACGCAAGGCTATATGATGAAAAAAGGTGGTTAAAGGCTTACAGAAACTATAGAGGATTATATGGTCCTGAAATGGCTTTTCGTTCAAATGAAAAGTCTAAAGTATTTGTTAAAATAACAAAGACTAAAGTATTAGCTGCGTTTGGTCAAATAATTGAAGTTTTATTTTCAGGTGGAAAGTTTCCATTAGGCATAGCACCTACTCCAGTTCCAGAAGATATATCTGAGTATGCACACTTAAAACAACAACAACCACAAGCACCACAACAAGCACCAGATCCATATGGATTTAAAGGTGATGGTAGACAAATACCAGCAGGTGCAACTGCAGATATGCTAATGCAAAATTTAGCACAAGAATATAGTAATTTAGGTTTTGATGAAGGTCCTGCAAATGCTGGAGAACCTCAAATAGAACCAGCAGGTATTGGTGCAAAAAATTTAGAAAAATTAATACATGATCAGTTAGAAGAATCTGAAGCAATAACAACTATGAGACATGTATTTTTTGAAATGTGTTTATTAGGAACAGGAATTTTAAAAGGTCCATTTAGTTTTGATCATGAGTATCATTCTTTTGAAGAGCAAGATGATAAATCAATTTACATGAAAAAAATTAAAACAGTGCCAAAGATAGAGGCAGTATCATGTTGGAATTTTTATTCAGATCCAAATGCTACAAACATTAATGATTGTGATTATGTTATTCAAAGACATTCATTAAATAGACAACAGTTTTCAGACTTAAGAAAAATGCCTTTCTTTGATGAGCAAGCAATAGATCATTGTTTAGAAGAAGGACCTAACTATCAAGTAAGAGGTTATGAATCTTCTTTATATGATAGAGAAACTGTAGAAAATATTTATAAAAATAGATTTGAAGTTTTAGAATATTGGGGTATAGTAGATAAAGACTTAGCTTATCAATGTGGAATTGAAAGTGATAAAGAAGTAATTAGTGTAAATGTTTGGATATGTGGTGGTAAAGTTTTAAGAATGGTAGAAAATCCATTTACACCTACACGAATACCTTTCATGGTATGTCCATATGAATTAAATCCTTATCAATTTTTTGGTGTTGGAGTTCCAGAAAACATGGAAGACTCACAGCAAATTATGAATGGTCATGCAAGAATGGCTATTGATAATTTAGCTCTATCAGGTAATTTAGTATTTGATGTTGATGAAACACAATTAGTACCTGGTCAAGATATGAAAATTTTTCCTGGTAAAATATTTAGAAGACAAAGTGGTCAACCAGGAACATCTATCAATGCAATTAAATTTCCTAATAGTACACAGGAAAATATGATGATGTTTGATAGATTTAGACAATTAGCAGATGAAGCTACTGGTATACCATCGTATTCACATGGTACAACAGGAGTACAATCAACTACAAGAACTGCGGCTGGTATGTCCATGCTAATGGGTGCTGCAGCATTAAGTATTAAAACAGTTATTAAAAATATTGATGACTATTTAATTAAACCCCTAGGTGATAGTTTCTTTCATTGGAATATGCAATTCAATGCAGACATGCCACACATTAAAGGTGACCTTGAAATTAAAGCAAGAGGTACATCATCATTAATGCAGAAAGAAGTTAGATCACAAAGATTAATGACATTTATGCAAACAGCATCTAACCCAGCGTTAGCACCGTTTGTTAAATGGCATACATGTTTAAAAGAAATAGCAAAAGCATTAGATATTGATCCTGATCAATTAATAAATGATCCAGAGAAAGCAGCTATCTATGCACAAATAATGGGGATGGCAAATGGAAATCAAAGTAATACAGCCCCTGCTGGAGAACAAGACCCTATGGCGACAGTTGGAAAAGTACCTGCTGGAGCTTCAGTCTCAGATCCAACAGGAAATGGAGGTGGCAACATCGGAATCGGCAATATACCGATGCCAGGGGAAGCTGGTTTTGCTTCGCCAGATACTAAGTCTACCAACGGCAAACAAACGTCATAAAGAGGGTAATTAATGGCAATACAGTATTCTTTAAGCTATGATGCTGATGGTAATCCATCACTAGTTAAAAATACTGTACAAGGTTCAGCACCTGTTATTAAAAGTGATTTTAGTATTGGTGCTTATGAACCAGCAAGAACTGTTTCAACAGATTATGAATTTACTTCATCATCAGATCCTTATAGTGAAGAATCACAATTACAAATTTTAAAAACTTATATTGCTGAAAATGATTCTGATCCAAATACATTTAGTGGTGATGTAAGAAATAGAGATAGATTAACTTCAATGGATAGAGATAAGATGTCTAGATTAACGCAGTTTACAGGAAAACAATCTGCAATTGATTATGAAAAATATGCAACAAGAAGTGCAGTAGCAGGTGATTTAAGAAATAAAACAAATTTACTTGGGTTATTAACTAGTAATCCAATGACTACAATATTAGGAACAGGTGCTAGACTTGTTGAAAATTATTCTGATAAGCAAATGACTAAGTTAATGAATAGTGCATATGCAAGTCAAGAGTATCAGGATTACATGAAAAATTTAGATTATGAATATGATGCATATCAAGATTATGATGTATATAATGATTACAGAGGTGAACCTAATTACAGAGATGAGAAAGGATATTTAGATGTTAGATCTGGTACAGTATTTGATGCAGAAGATGAAGAGACTAACTTTACTTCAACACCTGTAGATCAAGGAGTACAAGTAGGAGATAATTATCAAGATAATGATAGTAGTACAGGAACTATGGATGCATCAGATTTTTCTGATGATACACCAGGAACACCATTTTAATAGGTAAATTATGGCAGTAGATTATAAAGGACAACCCTTAACACAACAAACAGCGTTTACAACAACAGGTATAATGAATAAAAAACCTGCTGCTCTTAAACCATTAAAAATGCCTACAGAAAAAGCTGTAGAGCAGAAAGTTACTCCACAAAGAGTAGAACAACCAAAAGTTAATTTAGAAAATTTGAAAGATGATGATAAGCGAATCTTAAACATTCATTTAACACCATCTTTTAAAAACGTTCTTAGTAAAGTATTTGGACAGGATATATTCCCACAATTTGGAATAGGTGAAAACACCGTTAGTATCCCTCGAAGTATTATTATTGAGAGATTTGGATCTATGTCAAGTTTTAGACAGATGGTTCAAAAAGATGGAAAAAACAACAACGTGCCACCTAGTCAAGGTATAATGACTAGCCCACAAACTATATAAGTTTTAAGCTACCCTTATCCATAAGGCACTTAACCTAAGAGGTAAAAATAATGGAAGAAGAAAAAAAAGTTTCTGAAGAAACTAAAGTTAAAATGCCAGAAGCAAATCCTTATAGCAAAGTTAAAAACAATGATGATGCTGAAACAGAGGCTTTTGCTAAAGGTGAGTTAACAAAGTTTCATAGGGAACAAAGAGAAAAGGAAGCAGAAGCAGCAACCGAACAGAAGGACACCGATGCATCTGAAGAGACTGCAGAAAAATCAGAAACACAGGCTACTCCTATCGCTGAACGCCCTGCAAAAGCTGAAGATCGTGTTTTTAAGAAACGTTATGACGATCTTAAAAAACACTATGATTCTACAATTAATAAACACAAGGACGAAGTTGGATCTTTGCGTTCTCAATTAGAATCAAGTACTAAACAATTTGTGCCACCTAAATCAAAAGATGAATTAGAGGCATGGAGAAAAGAGTACCCCGATGTTTATGATATGGTTGAGACTATAGCCATGAACAAAGCTACTACTCGAACTGCAGAACTTGAAGATAAATATAAAAATCTTCAACTCCAGCAAGAACAAATTGCAAAAGAAAAAGCAGAAGTAGAACTTTTAAAATTGCATCCTGACTTTAGTGATATTCGTTCAAAAGATGAGTTTCATAATTGGGCTGCAAATCAAGATCCTACTATTCAAGGTTGGTTGTATGAAAATACATCTAATGCTAGATTAGCTGCTAGAGCAATTGATTTATATAAAATGGATCAAGGCATTAGCCAGTTAACTAAAAAAGAAGAAAAGGATATTAAAAAAGAAGCTGCTAAAGCAATTTCTAAAACTAAAAAAAGTACTGAGTCCGATATTCCTAAAAAGAAAATTTGGACAACTAGTGAGATTTCTAAATTGAAAACTCATGAATTTGAGAAGCACGAGAAAGACATTGACCTTGCACGTTTAGAAGGTAGGATTGAACAAAGATAAACAATCTAACTAAACAATAGGAGAAGCATTATGGCTTTTACAAACTCTGCGGGATATCAAAACCTTGCACAAGGTAATTTTACTCCGCAAATATTTAGTCAGAAAGTTCAAAAATTCTTCAGAAGAGCATCAGTGGTAGAAGATATTACTAACACTGATTACGCTGGAGAAATTGAAAATTTTGGCGACACAGTAAAAATAATAAAAGAGCCAACAATCACGGTCAAAGATTATGCTAGAGGTCAAACAGTTGATACACAATTATTAGCTGATGATCAAATAACTATGACTGTCGATCAAGGTTCTTACTTTGCTTTTAAAGTAGATGATATTGAAGAAAGACAATCTCATGTAAACTTTGAAGCTCTTGCAACCTCTTCAGATGCATATTCATTAAAGAAAAACTACGATTACAATGTATTGAAGTTTATATACGACAATGCTAGTGATGGTACAGGTTCAGGAACTGACGGTTCACCAATCGATGG